TAGGGGGGGTATGGTAGGCCGGAAGAACCTACTTTCACCCAACGCCATGCTCGGCGGTGCCACTACGCTTCATTACGCACGATCTGACGCCATTTCGTGCATCAACTGACACGCGACGCGACAACTGCATCGCACGCCACAAATCGCACGCTATTGCGTCGCACCCGCAAGTCACTGTTTTTTTACTGAATCCTGACAATCGTCCTCGCCTCATCGCCCCAAGATTTTTCCACGACAAGTCGTTGCACCTGCGTGTCGTCAAGCCACACGATGAGTGCTAAAGAGTCAAGAATTCCCTTGCTTATGTTGTCGCAATCCGGCCTCGGCAACTTTGGTGCTGTAGCTTTCACGCCACGCTTTGTCATGTGCGACTTCGGTCGTGCGAACACAGCGTCGATGACAACGCTGACGCATTCAGTCGTCGGGTCTTCGTCACCCATTGCGACTATCGCAGCCTGCGATATTGCATCGCGGTAGTCGTTGATTGGATGAGCCTTCGGCGTATACGCATGGGCGAACTTGCCGCGAGTCGTGATGCGTGCCCGAGGCTGCGGCACTGGATCGCCTGCGACGCTGAACGTGATTGCCTTCATCCACGCATCATCGCGAGCGTGTCAAGCAAACCTGCGTCATCAGTTGCCGCAGTAGCCTTCGCACTCGTCTTGGAATCCACTGAACAAGTGACGCTGCCCGCTCTTCTCGTCGGCTGGACGCAGGTCTACTTGGTCAAGCGGTTGGCATGAGCGGTGCAGGTATCGCTGAGAATCGAGCCCTGTTCCTGTGCGGCACACTGTGTCAATGTGAACGGCACGCTGCCAGCCAACCGGATCGGTGTCACGTAGCCGACGCCACTCCTCGTCACGCTTGAACGGGCAGAACACGCACGCCGAGCGTGGCACTTCGTGCGGCACCTTTGACTTCAGGTAATCAATGCAGTCGCCTCTCGTCATCTCCAAATCCCAGAGCGGAAACTCGATCCGCCAATTGCTTGGCTTGGCTAGGAATCGCTGCTTCACCCTGATGACACGCTTTGGCTCGTCATACGAGAGCCCCATGTATTGCGTTACTATCACGTCTTTCGGAATTGGCCTTCCTGGCTCAACGCCGCAAACCTGCGTTCTGATTGCCCGCTCTACAGGGACTATCTTGAAGTCTTTCGTGCATTGACGCTGTATCGTTCCACGGTCGCCGTTGGGGTGGAGAGTGAACGCCGGGATTGATATGTAGTGCCCGCCGTCTGTTCGCTTGTTGCCATTCGCATCGCTGCCCTTGTCTAAGGCATCGCCGAGCCTGCCAGCCGTCACGCGCAGGATCGGTGGGCCGCCAAGAGATTCCATCCACTCAAGATGGCGATATACGTCATCAGGTTCTTCTTGGACGTCAGCAAAGATTGCCACGTCAATGGGGTGGATATCGCCCGCCATCGCGAGCAGATACAGAGCCGTGGACTGAACGCATGCACCGAGATTGAGAATGTGTTTTTCCATGCTTTGCAGCATGGAGACACTGTCAAGCAAACCTGCTTGAGTGGATGATCTCGAAGTGCCTCATCACCTGACGCAGTCGTTGTCCGTCCCAGATCTCGTCAACGGCGTACGCATGGATGACAGCGCCATTGGCGAGGTAGTAAACGGCGACGCCCACTTGGACGGGCCGTAAAGCGCCGTCCAGTGGGCCGCCGAGGAACTCGACTGTGAGCCACTCTGGTTTCATTCGTACCGAATCACGGCGAACCAGCCACGCGGGCCGCGAGCGACGCCCTTTTCCACGATGCGATAGCGCCCTCGCATGGCATCGCGATAGAAGCACGACGACTCCACTGCCTGCTGCGCCGAGCTCGATGAGAATCCGATTCCCTCTCGTCTTCCACCAGCTGTGCCGCAATGACGCAGCACGCCGCTGCGTGCCATGATCTCAGCGTCCTGCTGGGCCGATGTGATATTTACCCGCCTGGCGTGGACGATCACGTCCTGCCCAAACATGACACCGGGGGGGGTGGCACATATAAACGCGAGAGCCAAAACAATCCGTTGCATAATCTGCCCTTTCATCCTTGGGAAAGCCTCACCGTGAGGCACTGCGACCACGGTAGCGACGGTGTCAACCAATCCCGTGAAAGCGGAAGCCGTCCCAAGAGTATTTCGGGATGCTGACTCGCTCGCCCTTCGGCGTCGGCTGCACTCGACGTGCTCGACACTCAGCAGCACGCTCTGCGATCTGCTCTGGCGTCGGATCGTCAGCGAATATGTCCCGATTTGCCCTCTGGCGATTCGGTAGCTTGTGCCGATCCTTCAGCTTGCTCACAAACGACTGCGAACAGCCAAGGGCGGCGGCGATCTCTTGGTATGAGTCGCCGCGCGCCCAAAGCCGATGCAGTGTGAGAGTGCAATACTCAGTCTCACGTCCTTGCGTCATTAGCCGTCCACCGCCAGCGGCATGATTACGCCAGTGTTGTCGCCGCATCGCAGGATCACGGCAGAGTCAGCGTTGACGGCTTCGACCTCGACGTTTGGATCTGCGTCGCCGGCTATGCCGTTCAACCACTCTGTGACGAACGCCGGGTCCAGCTTCACGCTCGCTTTGTCGCCAGCGTCAACGATCTCGCAGGTGACGGATGACTCGCCCTTCTCGGAACTCTTGCCCTGCAACCAGATGCCGTCAGCAGAGAAGGCGAACTGCACGCCTTTGCTCTCGTCAGACGAGCAGATTGCAGCCGCACGGGTCGCAGCGAACAGAGACGCACGCTCAACCGTCGTCGGCTTTGCGTCACGCTCTGGGACAACGTCACGCCAACGCGGGAACTTCCCCTCAAGCAGCGACGCCGTCACCTTGGCTGTCCCGATGGTGGCGACGATTTCCTTGCCGGTCGCCTCCAGCTGCACGCTCTCATCACCTGCGTGATCCGCGAGCCGTGCAATGATTGCCATCACGCGAGCCGGCACGAGCGTCTGCGACTCGTCTACCGCCTGGTCGTGGTCGCACTGCACAGACGCCAGCCGCCTGCCGTCCGTTGCCACAAAAGTGACAACGTCGCCCTTCACCTCGATCAGCACAGCACCGAGGGCGAACCGGCTCGACTCGGCATCTGCGGCGAATACGACTCCTTTCACCGCACGCACGAACTGATCGGCAGGCAACCGAACAACCTGCCTGACGCCTACCGGCTCCCACGTTGGGTACTCGGCGATGTCTTCCGTTGGCAGCGTCCAAGTCCCGTGGCCCGCCTTGATCACGCACGACGTAGCATCCGGCGTGATGGTGATTTCGTCGCCAGAGAAACTTCCGAGGATGGCGGCGAAACGATCTTTCGGCAGTAGGAAATTGATGCCGGGGGGGGCGTCTAGTTCGACGTCGATGCGGATCTCGCCGTCACTCCCAGAGAGAACTCCGTCCGATAGGAGCACGTTCTGGAGCACGGGACGTACCGACTTTCCCGGCACTGCTGCCGCTACGGCGTTCAGCGCCGCCTTCAGTGCTGGTGCCGACAGGGTCGTGCCACCAGCCTTTGTCTTCTTTCGTTCCTTCGTTGCTGCTGTAGTCATGTCTTGCGTCCTTTCGAAGACTTGCCCCAATCAAAATGCCCACCGTGAACGTCACGGCGTGGAGAACCGAACCGATGAAAATGAATGCGAAGTCGCTCACAGCCCCACCCCCGACTTCTCAATGACGATTGCCAGCCTGACGTTCCTGTCCAGCGAGTCCGCCAACTCTCCAGCTGCCGTCTCAAGCAGAATCCGGTCGTCGTCAGTGACGCCGTCGTCCCACGCACGCTGCATCAGCGCCGCCACGACGTCACGGGGCGAACCCTTGAAGACCCAAGAATCGCTCATGCGTCACCGCCAATCACTCGCAGCGTCCGAGAGCACCCGTCAACCCACACGACGTGACCCTTGCGACGCAGCGGGTGCAGGTGGCACATGGTCGCGTTGGGGGTCTTCCACCCGTAGGCGTGCTGAATCTCTCGAACGGTCGGCGAATAGCCGTGCGTGTCGATGTAGCCGGAAATCCAATCCAGCACGTCCTGCTGGCGTGGCGTGAGCGGCTGGCGTTCTGTTGTCGTGGTCATTGCGTCACCTCTTCCTTGAGTCTCACACTGGATGCAAGCGCAGCGACCGTGCTGCCCTGCCGTTGGTCGTGACGCCAAGCCGCGTGCTCGGCGTCGGACATGCTTTTCTGAGAGTCCGACCGGAAGAACCGGCGATTCGCCTGCCCCTGCGGTGGTGGCCTGTCGTCAGGTCGAGCACCAGGCGTACGGTTCGTGCCGCCACGATCCTGCGAGCGAGTAAGCCAAGAGACGACGAAACGTCGCCAGTTGCTCTTGTGTGCCTTTGTCGGGTTGGCTTTGAGCCACGAGCCTGCCTTGGCGAGTTCTGCCGTCAGATCGCACGCTGGGTACGCCTGACGCCATTCCTGCCGGTCTGCGTCCGTGATCCCCTGCCACCCTGCGTCAGCATTCCAAGAAACGGCGTCTGCGGGCTGCGAGCGTGTCCGACGCTTCGGCGGTTCGCTCGTAGCTACCGGCGCAGCCGGTTGTATTTCTGTATTCTCCTGTCCTGTCCTGTCCTCTCCTGTCCTGTCCTGTGGTGACGGCGATGCGTCACCACACTGTGACGGTGGTGCGTCACACCCCTGTGACGGTGCAGCGTCACGCGGGCGTCCTCGGTAGGAATCCTGACGCCGAGCGTGCAGGGCGCGAGCCTTAGCAGAGCCAGAAAACCGCTTTTCCCAGCCTTCTATGACGATTCTGTCGCCGACGAACGTGATCCAGCCGGTACGCTCAACCGCCACCCAGAACGCCTCGTCACCGCCGGCGACCGACGCCACCCGCCGGGGCGTGGCCCGGATTGTGCCGTCGGAAGAGTTGAGCGCAGCCCATGACCACAGCTGAACCAGACGCCAGCACACCACCTCGACGGGTAGCCCAGTCTCGTCCACCAGTTCGAGCACCTCGGGCTTCGTGCCAAGGTTGCAGTCAAGGGGAATCCATTCACCTGCCATGCGTGGCGCTCCTCAGAATGAAACGAGTTCAAGAAACTTTGCAGCGTCATGCTGCGACTCAAGCCACTTGTTGGCGTCAGCTGGATTTAACGCCCACTTAGTAACAAGCTGCTGCCACTGCTCATTGTTCAGCAGTACGCTCTTCGTTCCGCTGGCGAAGTAGACAGTGCACGACTCAACATCGAGTGCCGTGTCGATTTGGCGGTCCTTCGGAACGCTGTGCCTGCATACAGCAACAGCGTCCGCATTCGGACGCCGTGCCAGCCTTGTGTATGCGAGTTCCTGGCCCCTAGAAAGACAGTCAATTGAGTTGCAGTCGCGGCTGAACTCCGCGAACAAAAAGCAGCCGCTCGACTCTACGAAAAAGTCGATGTCGCTTGGAGTAATGCCCCTTGCCAGAATCCAGCCAGAATGATCCAGCATCTTTCCTTGCGCGTACGCCTCTACTGACAGAATTTTTCCACCTGACTGACTCATTAGAAAGCCTCCATGCAAAACCCAAACTGCGAGAACGCACGAGCGAACTCGTCAGGATTCGGGCCGAGATAAAGAATTGCTTGGCCTTGAAGTGGCACTGCGACCTTTCGCGGATGCCAAAACTTCACGCGGCCCTTCGGAAAACACGCGGCAGACGCCTGCTCGGCAATCGACTGAAACCACCTCGTTTCGGTGGCGTTATTCACCAGCACGATGGCACTGGTGACGTTGCCGCTCGCGTAGGAGTCGCACAGCTTTTCGGCAAATTGGCCTACGAGCCCGGACTCATACGGCGGATTCATCCACACCGTGCCGTACCAGTCCTTGTCGAGCCCGCTGTCTTCAGCTGTGTAGAAAGTCGCGGCCCGAACGATGTCGTTTGCCAAAGGATTGGACGCAGGATCTAAGTCAATCTCGTCGAGCACCTGGCGGGCGGCTTCGATGTATTCCTTCGGGGTATACCACTCGTTGTCGCCGCTGTTGTTGGCAACGTGCGGGCGAGTCTTCACGGCCTCGACGGCTTCGGCAACCTGCTCATCCGTTGGTTGATCTGGCAACGCCTTCGCAGCCGCTACAATCTCGTGCTTAGGTGCGTCGATCTCACCAGCAACGATTTCACGCTCAATGCCAAGCGTCTCGACAGCCTCCGCGAATTCGCCGTCCCTGCGGATGGTGGCCTGGCTTACGCCGTGCTCGGTGGCAAGTGCCTCGGCTGTTCTCAAGTGCTCATTTTGAGCACTTGGCTCACGCTTGCCTCCGTGCTCCTTCTTCGTCCTGTTGTACCGCCGACCACGCAATAGGCTCTTGTGCCGTTCATCAAGGTTCCGCCTGCCGAGCTGATTCTTGTCGATCCAGTCCTCGACATCGGATCTGTTCTTAAATCGCAGTTCGTGGATGTCGAATGGAAGTCCGAGCCGCGTGCAGATTTCGTAGCGGTTGTGCCCGTCGATGAGGGTAAGCGTTCCGGCCTTGGCCCACACAACGAGCGGGTCGCGTGCGCCGCCGTGCTCGACGATTAGCTCTTCAAGCTGCTGCCGCTCCTCAGCAGACAGCGGCTCAAGCATTGCGGCAAAGCCTTCGTCAATCTTGATGTCATCCCATACTTGCGGCATACCTGCCTCCTTGCGTGTCGTAATGTTCCAACCGTGTTACTGTGCGTCATGCGTCAAGCATCACGCGGCTCATGCCACAGCCTCCGGTGCATCGAACAGCGTCCTGCTGTTCGCCTTGTGCGTCCGCTCGGCCTTCGCCAGATTCCTCAATGCCTGAGCGTGGTACTCGGGCTTCAGTTCGCAGCCGTAGAAGCGGCGGCCTTGTTGCAGCGACACGTATCCCTCGCTGCCGATGCCGGTGAAGGGGCTGAACACCACCTCATCGGGGTTGCTGTAGAGCCTGACGAGCCTGTCAATCACATCCAGCTGTAGCGGGCAGATGTGCTTGGTGTCTTCCTCGCTGCGTGCCTCTTTGACGTTGAGCGTGTTCGTCTCGCGGATGTCGCTCCAGCAGCATTCGGCCCAGTCAATCCACTCGTTCCGCGAAACGTCGCCATCAGAGTCGATGGCTACTTCGTTCTCTCCCGGCGCACGGAACTTGATTAGGTAGTCGGGCAGGCATCCACGCTGCTTCGCCCTGTCACTCTCAAGGCCGGCGAACTGCAACTCACGGCTGCGAGTGCGGATTGCCTGCGCCTGTGGATTCTTCCGCACCACCCAGTCGTATTCGTAGACAAGCCCGGCACGCTCGCCGAGCCGGATGTTGAGTCCACGGTAGTCGTGCAGTCCGACTTCGCCGGAACGCTTCAGCCTCGGGATCTGCATGACATGGACGACAACAGCCCGGCCCGGCTTCAGCACGCGAGCCAGCCCGCGAAAGAAGTAGGACAGGTGAATCTTGGCTTCGCCTTTCATGTTCTCGCTGTTGCCGATGTCCTCAGCTTTCGACGTGTACGAAAACAGGCTAGGAAACGGAGGCGAGAACACCGAGAAATCAACAGACGCCGGGGGCATCTCTTCGAGCATGTGCGGAATACAGTCGCCTTGGTGAACGGCGTATTTGTGGTCATCGTGTAGAAGATTCATGGAACATTGCCTCCTGCTCTCGGGTGTCTGCCTCGACTCGACGTGCCTTACGCAGCACGTTCTCAACCATCGGGCGTTCGATGTCGGTCACTGGGATATGGACGTTCAGCGGGCGAGTTGAGCCAACGCGGTTGGAACGCTTCACGGCTTGGTAATACTCCTCGTAGGAGTCCTGCAATCCGCTGAACACTTGCCGCGTGCAGATTTGCAGATTGAGTCCGAAGCCGAGGATCTTGGGCTTCGTGATGAGCACCTTGATTCGCCCGGCCTTGAACTCGTCAACGAGCCGCTGGCGTTCTTCTTGCGGCGTCTTACCGTCGATGCTCGCAGCCTCGGGAATCATGCGGGCGAGCATGTCCTGCTCGTCGTTGTAGCGGCACCAGATGATGGTGCTTTCTGTCGGCCACTCTCGCACCATGTCCACGATGTACTGCGGCTTAAAGCTGCTTTCGCACTTCGCCATCCGCGATAGCTTTGCCCTGGTTGTGATGCCGCCGAGTTCCGTGACGAACAGCTGCCCGGTGATTGCCTGTACGGCTTTGTCCTGCTCGGCGGAAAGCCGCACGTCGTCAATGTGAACGTGAATAGGCGGGATGTTGTGGACGTTGTCGGCCCAGCCGTAGGTGCTCGGGTCAGTCAGGAAGATGCACCAGTGAGACAGTGCTTTGTAAAACGGCCTGAGTGCGTGCGGCTTGAGCTCCCATCGCTCCATCGTCTGCCCGCGATTGATGAAGAACTTCGCGAGGAACGAATTGACGTTTGGGAACGCATCCAGAAATACGGCGTGATTGGCGTACTCAATGCGGTCATTCGGTGCCGGTGTGCCCGTCAGTGCCAGCTTCCACTCAACGCCGGCCCCGATGCGTAGGCACACTTGGCCCCACTTGCCGTAGTGACTCTTGAGCATGGACGACTCATCGAGGATCAGCCCGGCCAGATTGCCGTCTGGCGTGTCGTCTCGCAGTGCGTCGTAGTTCGTGATGCCGAGCCGCCCGCCGGGCTTCTTCATCCACTTGGCGAGATCCTTGGCGGCTACCTGCTCGATGGGCAGTGCGTCACCGTAGAACTTCTGAGCCTCGGCAATCGTCTGTGCCACCACCATCAGCGGCGAGACAATGAGCACCGGCTTCTTCGGGCACGCTTCGCGGACGTGCCGGGCGAACTCCAACAGCATCAGCGTCTTGCCGAGACCGCAGTCAGCAAAGATGGCGTATCGCTTCTTCTCAACTGCCGTGCGGACGATGTCCCGCTGGTAGTCAAACAGGCCGGGCCGAGACTCGTACTTAGAAGACTTCGCCTTCGTTGCCTTTACGCCGATGTCGCCGGCGTACTCGTCTGGGAACCAAGCCATCCTGCCGTGAATCTCGTATCGCGGAAGCGACTTGATGCGGAGGAACTTGCGGTATGAGTCGATAGTGTCGTCAAGATAAATCTGCACTGGGAATCCTTTCCTATTGTGTATTTGCCGGGTTACGCCCGGCGCGACTGCGTTACCTGTGGAGACAGCCCGCAGCTGCGGCAGTTACTCGCCACCCATCCGCTGGGCGACCAACGCGGCTCCGATGCGTAGCCGCTGCGGCAATGGCGTGCCGGTCTGTGTCAGTCCCCTGTGAACCGTGAGTGCGTCCGCATTGACCTGTCTGCCTCTTGCTGGCAGACGTGCTGGTACTGGTCGAGCAGGTTGGCAACCCAGCGGACAAAGTCATTGCCATTCGATTGCTTGTCAGCGGGGCCGGGTGGCTCAACTGACGCCGCGATCCGTTCCTTGTTGTGCTTGAGCCAAAGCCGCACGTATGCGACGTGGCCGGCGTCTGCGAGTTCGCCGCTCATGCCGTCACCTCTTCTTGGCTCATGAGGATCTCGACCTTGCCCATGAGCAGCTTCGTCAACTCGCTGAACTCGGCATCCGTGATCTCGCCTGCGTTGCTGTAGGCGTCCAGCTTCGTTCGCAGCCCCTCGCAGGCTTCGATGGTGTTGGCGTTGCTGATCGCCAGCCGTCCGTTCTCAGCCCGAGTCCGAGTCGGCTCCTGCTTCGCCTTGGGCGAGAGCACGACCTTCGCCGGTCGTGGCTCGTCGTTGTCAAACTTGGGACGCATCTCGACGGGCTCTGACGCCACGATTGGCTGTGGGTAGTCAAAGGCTTCCTCGGCAGTCACAAGACCCTTGAGAACGTCAGGGAAAGCGTCACGCAGGGCAAAGCCCCTCGCCCGCATCTGAAGCATCCGCCGGGGGTATTGAGTCCACGGTCCTGACTTGCCCCACAGGCTCGCCTTCTTGGCGTCTGCCACCGTGAACTTCACCACGGTCGGCTGCGGGTAGCCGCGACGCTGGGCCGTGCATGTGGCAACCATCTGCTCGCCGTCGCCTTCAATGGATTCGATGACGTACTCGCAGACGGCTGACGCCTTGCAGACAGCCAGGGCGGCGTCACCGTAGACCGAGGGTCTGCCGTTGACGACAGCAATGCTCTGCAACGACTGAAGCGGGGCTAGACCAATCTCGGCTCCGCACTGAATTGCCAACATGCAACTGGCGGGCTTGCCACGAAAATCCTTGGGGGCGAAGTCGCTGTTGGCGACCATGTCTCCGAACTTCATCGCATCCGCCACTGACTGCAACGCGAGCCCGCGTGGCTGCGTCTGTGTGCTGATTTCCGTGCTCATGTTCCGTGTCCTTTCGTGTGAAAATTCCCGCGTTGCGTCCTGCTCGGCGGGTGTTTGTTGCGTCCCTGCTGCTCCGGTTCCACCGGCTCCCTTCCGCCTGCCTGCGTCCTGCTGGCTGGCGTTCCTTGTGCGGGGTGGCTTGCCTGTGCCGTTTCCGACCTTTGAACCGCTGATGCACCAGCGGACAGGCAAGCGACCTTGTGTTGTTCAGACCGGCAGCACGCCGCCAATCGGCCACGGGCGCGGGTCAACCTCAACGATGTCCGCTGCCGTCTCCACGAGCAGGACGTTCAGACTCTCATTGACGTCAACGATTCGCCCGTCGTCGTAGCTGGACGGTCCCCAGCCCTTCAGTCGAAACGTGATGTGATCGCCAACGGCGTGACCGTCGAGGCAGCGGCGAGGGCTGATGGTGTGCTCGGGCATCGCGGCGACAGCGGCGAGGTACTCGGCGTGGTGTGCGTCATTCGTGTGCATGGGGTCATCTCCTTCGTGTGTGGGGCAAGCGTATACGGGCGTCCAGCGGTGTCAACTGTCGGGCGAACAAAATGCGGGGACTAGAAACCGTGTGCAGTAGTGGGGCGATGACTGTGTTGGATAGCGTCGGATAGGCTAGTGGCTAGCGTCAGTTCGTCAAGAGCAGAATCTAGACAGTAGGGAAACAACCAGATCAATGCCGTGAGCGACCGCCTGGGCGAGATCGCTGTCGGTGCCTAGTTGCTGGCCGAGGCGGATGAAGACCAACGCTTGAATCAGGCGGTCTAGATGTCGTCGCATCGCGTGGCCCTCCTTGGCCGAGAGAATCCTGTGTATTGAAGTGCCGCCCGTTTCGCAGCTGTCGGCAGGCCGGGCGGCTCCACCTTGTGTCGTGCGTCAGCCGCCAGCGTTGCGCGGCGATGCCCAGCAGTTGTTGTCAACGTACCGGCGAAGGTCGTTCAAGGTGCTGAACTTTCCAGCAGACGGGCATCCGACGATCCAATAAAACCCGCCGCGTCCGTCGAAGGCGACGTTCTTGTATGTTCCGCGAATCATTGTGTGGTCCCTTGTGTCTCGTGGTCGTGTTGCCCGCTGGCCCAGTTGCCAGCGGGCTGGTGTCTCGTCAGATCTCTCCACGGCTGAGCTTGCCAGCCATTTCGCAGCGGAGGCTGGCGGCTTCAGCCGCCTTGTGCGTCGCGTATCCCTTCCGGTTGTTCGCCGGGAGGTTGAAGCCAGGGCGGCCCATCGAGATGTAGAAGCGGGCTTGATTGCCAGCCTTGATTTCCACCACTCGGTCGTTGCTGATCAGAGCGTTCATCGTTTCGTCTCCGGTTCGTGTCCTGCGAGTCTCACTTGCTCGCATTGGTGTAGTGTAGGCTATCGTCAGTTAGGCGTCAACAGGTTGAGAAAAGATTTTTTTCTGTGCGGTTTTCCGCAAGAAAACGCTACTTCCGCTTGGCGGCTGGCTTCTTGGCTTTCTTGCGGCTGGACACGGGCCGCTTCGCCAAGTGCTTCTTGCCGCCTGACCGCGTGCTCAAGCCGTCTCGAACCTCGCGGGCCGCAGTCGCCGGGATCAGCCAGACACGCTGGCCGATGCGGCGAGCGCCCTTGATCTTTCCCTCTCCGAGCAGGGTGCGTACCCATCCCTCAGAGCACCCCATCACCTCAACTGCCTCGGAAACAGTGAGGTATTCGCCGCCGTCGATCTTTTGTGTCATGCAGACCATACCCCCATGCTAACACCTAGCGTTACTTGGTCAAACTTCCACCAGATTTCCAGTCCTCGCCGATTCCCATCCCGTTCGTTGCCCACCTCGCCCGCCAGTCTTAGGATGACTGACGGGCGGATGTTTAACGGAGAGGGCGGGACTACCCCCCTTGTACACCTGTACACCGCTGTATACCATGTCAGCCACAACAGGAGACTGACCGAAAATGAAGCTGCGAGATGTGCTTGGGAAGTACGCGATATTGCAAAACCTGACTGACCGAACGGTGGTGCTGTACGGCCACACGCTTGACCGCTTCGGCGAGTGCATCGGGCACGAGCCGACCATTGACGACATCGATGACCTAGTCGTCGCCGGATTCCTCCGCTGGCGTGCAGCCACTCCGAGGAAGCGTGGCAAGCCCTCTGCCGCCAGCGTCGCCAAAGACAAGTCACAGTTAACCGCTCTGGCAAACTGGGCAGCGAAGAAAAGGCTGAAGAGAAGCGACGGCACTGACGTTGAGTTCCTGTCTCTGCCACGCATGAGGAAAATCCGCCACGCCCCGCAGGCGTACACCGCCGAGGAGGTCGCACGGATGATCAGGCTGGCAAAGCAGCGGATAGGCTGGATTGATAAGAAGCCTGCCGCCTGGTGGTGGAGCACGCTTCTGTATGCCGCTTGGTGCTCTGGTGAGCGTATAGGTGCCCTGCTTGACCTCAGGTGGCAGGACGTTGACCTAGACGGCATGACGCTCCTATTTAGGGCGGAAACCCGTAAGGGACGCTGTAGCGACATCCAGAGGGCTATCACGCCAGACCTAGCCGCGATGCTGCGGGCGAAGGCCGGGAACCCTGGCGACCGCGTCTGGCTGTGGGACCGTGCCTATCACTCGCTCTGGCCCAGCCTTCGGCTGCTGTGCCGGCGGGCTGGCGTGCGTGGCACGGGCTTTCACAGGTTGCGGAAGTCCTCGGCTAGCTACGTGGCGTTGGGAGGCGGCGACGCTACCGAGCACCTCGGGCACTCATCGTCGGAGATGACGAGGCAGCACTACCTAGACCCAAGGATCACGCAGTCAAAGAAGGCGCTGGACTACCTGCCGAAGCTGGATTTGGACGCCAAGAAGGACGACCAAAAGCCACCGGAAAAGCCAGCGGCGTGACAGTTCAGATACACTCTCAACCCGAAAGGACAAGCCTCATGAAACCGTTTTTTTCAATTCGCGTAGCTGTCAACAAATGGGATTCCGACGAGTGGGTAGCTCAAAATGAAGCCAGCTTGCGGCTTGTGGTTGCAAGGCAGGCAGATCGCGAAAAGGAAGACAAAGGCAGCGACGCAGACTGCCAAGACGAGATAGAGATTTCAGACACGCTCGCAGAGGCAATCCGCTGGACGTTCCAAAAGTCTTCAGGCGGAATTGACCAATCGTCAACCTACCTTGTGCAACAGATTTTTTCAGCGTGCGACGGCAGAGAAGCAGCTCTTGAAGAATTTCTTGAAGCTGAGATTGAGTGCGGAGACGTCGTGTTTGGCGACATGATCCGCCGCATCGCTAAGAAGTGCGAGAAAGCGAACATCTGAAGCCTTGACCAACTCTGTCAATGTGACAAAACCTCGGCTCTTAATCCCAATGACCGATGTTTCGTAACGCTTGACGCCCCCTCCACAATGCACAACGTCGCCCGGCGAGCAGGCACTCGCACTGATAAAGCGAGATCGCCGAACCCGCTAGGCGGCGTTCTGGAATCACGAACATGCCGCACGTCATCCTCCGCTACCGCCTGCCCGACGAGCAGACCGAACTAAACGCTGCCATGCAGGGTGCCGACGCCAAGTCGGTGCTCTGGCAGGTCGATCAGTATTGCCGTGGCGTACTCAAGCACGGCGAGCCGTCAGCGGAAACGAGGCGGCACCTAGAGGAGATCCGCGAAATGTTGCGAGAAAGGCCAGGGCTGCTTGATGACTGACATCGTTGAACGCATTGAGGACGCATTCCGGCACGACACGTTTTGGGACACCGACGCGCCGCCGCTTCTCAATGATGCCGTTGCTGAAATCAAGCGACTGCGTACACTCGCCGAGCACACTACACGCGACGAGTGTAGTGTGCTCGGCGATGGTACGCAGACGGTAGGCGAGCGTCTTGTGGAGCGTGTGCTGATCACGCAAGCGATGCTGGATGACAACGAAATGTTGCGAGCCGAGATTTCCCGGCTCTGCCTCACCGAATCAGAGCGGGAGGCGGTGGAAGATGCAGTGGCAGAGTTAACGCCGGGGCCGATTGCCGCCACGCTCCGCAACCTGCTGGAGCGACTGTCATGAGTAATCGCACAAAACGTCACGTTCTGCGCAGCGACACGTTCCCGAAACGTATCCCAGAAACGATGAAAAAGCGACGTGTTGCAATATGTCCCGCTCGGGATACCGCACGGTAAAACGGCACCGGAAAACGCTAGATTGTCCCGCTCGGGAATCAGCCGTCAAAGATGTTCTGTTTCGCCGCCTGCCGTCGTGCCATCGCTTCCACCCTGGCGGGCTTCCCCGGCTCTGACGGCAACCTATCCGGCGGCGTCATGAACGCTTCAATGTCCTCACCTAGCTGACTCATCTGGTACTCGCCGTCCCTCACCGTGTCGAGCACAAGCGTGTGATCGCCAGCACGGGCACGCTCGCACAGTTCGCCTTGCCCGCCCTTGCTCGGGTCGTAGAGCAGTTCAATCGTCCACGAGATGCGGGCACCGATTCTCGCCAGCTTGGTCAGCCACTTCCGCAAGTGCGGAGGCAGCGTCGTCGGCATCCGGCGGCGCTTCTCACGCTGCGGAGGCAGTTCGTCAACGGCAAAAAGTGGCGGCTGGTAATCGCCCATGCGATTGAGTGTCGCCAACGTGTCAAACTTTCCGTGCTTCCCTGCACGCCTGACGCATCCACGTCCTATTCGCCATCGACTCAAACCACATGCGGGCGAACACCTCTACGGCTTCACGCCCGACATCGGCGTACAGCTTTCGCAGTTCGACGCTGTCGCCCCACATGGCTTCGACGTCCTCGCCGATTTTCGCCGTCAGCACAAGGATGTCCTTCACTGCCTGCATCTCTGACTCTGGCTGCGAGCGTGCCAGCTTCGTCCAATGCTCTGCGTTCCAACAGCGGCAGATAGCGTCTGTAAACTCGTCAAACGCACGCCCAGCCTTGACGGCTCGTGGCCCGATTTCTTCTCTGAGCCGGCCACGCAAATGCGCCAGCATCCCAGCCGGCGCGTCATCCACCGTTACCTCCCGCCCGCAGGCCGAGTAGATACAGCAGGCGTGGACGACGCGCCGGGCGGGTTTTTGCACTTGCACGATGATGGGCACGGGCACGCCGTCCGATGTCCGTCGCCGTGGACGATGTACCCACGCCCGCCGCAGTCGGTGCAGCAGGCAGGCTTGGGAGGCTCTGGCTTGGGCTCAGGAGCCTTTTCCTGTGCCGTGGTGGCATACGCTGCCGAGACTGCCGCCGAGGCTCTAGGAGCCTCACGGTCAATCTCTGCGGGATCAGCGGCGAGCGACGCCAGAACGGATAGCAGCCAACGCCACATGATTACCATCCTTGTCCGTGATTGAGGACTCGGTGCCCGTTCTCATCAACGCGAGCGTGTACGACGTACGCCTGCTCGGCTGGCGGCGGCTCGGCGAACATCATCACCCACAGGCCGGTCTTTGCCAGCTTGGCAAGCAGCCGTAGCACTGGCCTGTCTGGCTTCGGCTTGACCGGCGAGTATTCCGATGTCGCAGCTGCCCACGTTACGGCAACAGCCACCAGCACGGCGATAGAAGCGATTCGCAGTTCTCGGTTGTTCACTTGTCATCACTCCAAATCGAATAGAGGAACATGACGACGCAAGCACCGATCACGCTGCCGACCAGGCCGGCGGAACCGTGACCAAATGGCAGGCCGCCAGCAAACGAGCCGACAACGCCAAGGGCAATCGTCGGTAGCCATCCCTGCGGACACTTCCCCGGCATCAGCCATTTGGCGATGCCACCAGCGACGGCACCGAATATGAGCCACAAGAGCAACGACATAGGGCACTCCTACTGTGCGAGATGGAACGTGTCTGCGATGAGGCGGGCGGGTGACGGCGTGCGAGCGTTCTCGGGCGGCACGGGCTGCAACCACTTGCCGTGGTCAAGATCCCGGTACTTGAACCCTGCCGTGTCGCCGATAGCCCATGCGTCTTCGAGCATCCCTTCGATGACGCTACGGCGTGCCCAGAACGAGCCGTCAGGCTGATCGCTCGGGAATTTGTTTTCCAATCCTGACTGCCACCGATTTCCCCAGCTGTTCAAAATGCAAACAAGATCATCTGGAGATCCGTTCTTCTTGTGGCGGATTCCTATGGCACACATCTGGTGTTGCCATGTCCCAGATGCTTCTGCAATGCCCGATGGTCCAAGATGCGAAGAAAAGCCCTGCGAGCTTGCCAGCGTCACCGGGTAGCCAGACTCAATTGCCGCAGCAAGTTCAGCCCAAGTGCGGACGGCCACGACGTGCTTCAGCGGGTGCTTCTTCGCCTCGGCATCCAAGCGACCGGCATCACCTTGACCGCCGCAGCCGTAGGCTCCGTATTCCTTGGCACGCTCGCCGGAATACTGGGTCAGGTCAACGGTCGGATACTTCTGCCGATAGACCACGCCAAACTCACGTAGGAATTTTGCGGCACCGAATCCAGTGGCACCGTCCGAAAACCCTCCGTAGGGCTGGGCGCCGTCTCCCGGTTTGCCTCTCGCCTCGACACGAGCGCCGCCGTACAACGCTTCAGAACTTGGCATCAGCGGCGGCTCTGGCAGTTTGCCAAGTGACCACGACACAGCCTCAGAGACGGCGACGGCGTGCATGGCACCCCAGCTGACGCAGTCGCCGATGAGTTGCCGGCCCACGACGAACGGCTTGCCGTAGCGTGCTCGATGTGCGGCATCTAGCTGGCGATACAAAAACGTGTCGATGCCTTTGGCTTCCTGCATCGCCTCGGCGCCCGCTTGGAAGAAATACTTCTCGTCACCAAGCGTGGCGAGAAACTGTCGCGTCCCGACAGGATCTGGCACGTATCCGAACCGTGCGTCAATCTGCGAGGCGACACGGCGAGTGGCTCGCTCGACGAGCACGCCTAAGATCGCCATGACGACGACGAACGACACAGCACCTACAGACCAGCGATCACTTTGTGACATCAGCGGCGGCCCTCGAAAGGTCACGAAGTGCCGACACCCACGCCGCTCGGCTCTCGGGCGTCACTGGGCCGCCAGACGATCCAACAGCGTCGTCAAGGAACTTGTGAACGGCGTCCTTTACTTGCGGCTGTCGAGCACCAATGCTCTCGCCACGGCATCGCATCTCGCGGGCGGCGATACGCAGGTCATCAAACGCCACGCCAGTCTTGAGACGCTGGTCGTGCTGTCCGTCGTACTCGATGCAATCAGCGAGTTCGCGACAAAGTGCTGCCATAGTCGAAGCGTCTTCGGCGGCAGTCGGGCCGATGAACCGCCCACGCAGAGTGAACGCATCCGGCGGCACTGGTGCAGGGGTGGGGGCTGGTGCTTGCTTGCTCGGCATGAACGCAATCGCCGCAGCTGCGACCAGTGCAATCGCCGCAACGTGCTTTCCGTCAAACGTCGGCATCTTTGCAGTAGCCACGAACGCTTTGACACGCTCGGTGATCTGCTGGCCGGCGAGAACGTAGACCGCGAACGCGATAAGAAGCGCTGTAATCACTTTGCCCTCAACAGAGGAAGGATCGTTTCAATAGTGCCTGCTGCGATAGCGATCACCAGCGAGCGAGCGGCTGGACGCACGATGTACCAAAACGGATACGTCGCATACGGCACGCAGAGCACGGCGAGCGAGTCGAACAACACGCCGACAGCCTCAAGCACGATGGCTCGCTTCTCGGCTCCTGTGAGCGTCTTCGTGGAGTCCAGCGTCTCGACAGTCAACCGCACGAGTGCGGCGACGAGCATGCCGAACTCACTCCACGTCAAGCCGTCCTTAGCAGACACGCGAGCAGTGACGAGGAACGCCGACACCTTTGACGCGATGTCGGCGAAAGGCGCAGCGGCAGCAAGTGGAGCGTCGGCAACCATACCGCCAGACTAGGCTGGCTTGGCGGCAGACTAGACCGGGTCTGACTGACCTTCTCTGTAGAGCACGAGGGCAATCGCCGAGTAGGCGCAGATGTCCTTCAAAGTGTCGTCTACTCCGTCGAAAGTGCATGATCCGGTATGGCAGACAGTACGCAGCCTAGTCATCTTGTCGGCAAGCCGAATCAGGCACGCCTTCCACGGTGCGAGGTTGACCACATCGGCGCCGCTGCGAATGTTGGCTAGTGCGTCATTGTCTGCGCCATAATCTTGGCTTTTTGCTATATGCAAGCGTTTCACCTCTTCAAGAACTTCCATGAACGGCACAGATCCCGGTCGCAGTCCGTCCGGCGGCGAAGCGATGATGCTGTCACCCGTCCACCGGATTTCGTCCGTTGATGCTTCCATTTCCTTCTGCCCTTGAAGAATCCAATCGACCGGCACCGCCTCCTCGTGTTCTGCTACGTGGGCGGCGTACTTCTCGGCGCTCTCCTTCGTCAGATGCTTCCAAACTTCTGGTGCTTCGTCGGTCGCAGCGTGGCACTTGCCGCCGTCGCAGCATCCGCCGGCCAGGCGAGTCTCTACCGCTTCACGCAGTGCGGCGTTGGAGTCTTGGAGATCCGTAATAAATCCTTGCATCTTTTTCCTCTCAATTAGAAGTCGTGCTACGTCTGCCGCGAGTGATCCAGATGTGCCGCACCACTGACCTTGAAATCTGTACGCTCGCTGGCGGGCCTCGGCGATGTATTCGTCAGTCAATTCGTAGTCCATGCGTCAAGCCTTCGGCGTGCGCAAGTCACGGTCGCAGTAAATCGGCATGGCTTTCGTCACCTCATGCCGTCCGTGGTCAATGACGATGCACGCCTGGCACGGTGGCTCATACGCTGCCTTGATCCTCGTGGCGTATGCCGAGTGCCCGATCACGCTGCCGTTGGCGACGTAGCGGCCGGCCCGCAACCACTGGAACTGGTGCCAGTGCCCGAAGCACGTAAGGTCTGCCCGCTTCACTGCGTCCCAAGCTGCGATAGCTTTGTTGGTTGGGATCGTGATACCACCGATGCCACCGCCGTACTTGATGGCGTGGCCGTGGTGGAAGCGGACAAGGAACCCATCAAGGTCAACGTAGTTCAGGTAGCCGGTGCCAACCTGCCATTGCACGTTCTTCCGCTTCTCGCTACTGGCGAGCGTGAGGTATAGGTGCTGCTCAAACGAGTGCTCCATCTCGGTGCCGATGCGTAGCTTTTCCGTGCTTCGCCCATGGTTGCCGCTGTTGGTGGCGACTACGACAGCCTTTGCACTATCGGCAACGGAGTCGATGAAAGCCCGTAGCCTTTCACCAATCCAGCGTGTTGCCGCCAGCGGTGCAAGCTGTGCCAGTTCAGCCGTGTCGTCATGTATGTGACCACTCAGAAAGTCCCCTCCGAGCCAGATCACGACACGGTCGATCTTCGCCAGTTGCCGCTCGTGCTCCAACAGCCGGAAGAATCGTTCGTGGAGTTCGTTGAGGCGAAGTTGACATACGTCAAGGCTGTAGTCGTTCAGCCCGTTTACAGTCTCGGGATCGACACGCTCTTCGCAGTGGATGTCGGAGAGCAGCACGACCATCGTGGCGGCGTGCTTCGGGCCTTTGACAGACTTGGGCAATGACGGCACAGGCTTGATGTCGTGCAGCTGCACCAGGGCATCACCACGCTCACGCTCGCGGTCGATCTGAGCCAGCGCCACCTTATACCTATTTCGGTATGTCGCCAGTTCTGAACGTAACCGTGCCAGTTCAGCGTCGGCGGCTAACTGCTGCGAGTGGATGACGTCCTCTTTGATTTCATCCCTCAAGCGTCGTTGAGCCATGCGATAACCCCCTGTTCGCCTACATCAGAGATGCCACTAGCACGCAGACGGACAGACAGATCTCGTGCCAAAGTCTTTTTCCGTTTGCCAAGTTCGCCTGCCTGCCACGCCGCTTTGATGGCGGCAAGTTCTTCTAGGTGCTCTGGTGCGACACGGTCGTGCCAGCGTTTGCTACCGTGGCGGACTTTTGCCATTGCTTCGCGAACGGCGTCGAGCAGGCTTGGGCTTTTCGTCTTCACGCTTTGGCTCCTGTCCTTCTAGGTGAATCCACCCGTCATCGTCAGGGATGCCACCGCCGGCGAACTCGTCATCGTCCTCGTCAAGGTCTGGCGGCAGGATCACCGCTTCGGCTGGTGGCTTTTGCTTGGCGCGTCCCATGCCTTGAGGATGGCAGGCGTGTCAAGCGTTTCGCCGTGCGTTCTGGATCGCCCTCTTCACCAGCATCCGCCCTGCAACGTCGAGGAACGGCAGTCCGCGTGCCTCGGCCTCGGCCCGCATGACGGCTACCACCTCGTCGATCCTCTCTGGTTGCTCGCACTCGTCGCAGCCCCACTGGTCCATCTTCTGCGACATAGCGCGGCACTGGCACGTTGGTGTTGGGTTGATGCCAAAGCGTTTCAAGAGCTTGGAGAGCTCGGTGCCTGGGCCGTGGGTGGGTGGGGCTGGCGGCTCAGTGATTGCGGCGTCAGCAGCGGGACACGCTCGCGGCGATCCGCAAAACAAATCCAAAACACCGCACTTGCGGCATCTGCCAGATGCGGGGTCGCACTCGCACAGCGAAGTGTCATTGAAATCCATTTATTGTCACCTGGCTTGTGCTACTGCACGACCAACCCGGCAATGAATCGCAAATATTTTGCCCTGCGGGCGATGCGTTTGATTGGCTTAAGCCTGTAAAACGAGAGAAGCACACGCCCGCACCAAGTCCTGTCTCGCTAGTAAGCACGTTTAAGTAAGTTTGATTTAAACCTGCGCCCATTGTGATCTCGTCGCACACTTTTATAAAACCCAAAACACTGCCAACCTCCGAGCCACCTTCCAACGAAAATCCGAAATGAGCCTCAAGCCTGTAGTCTGCTGTCACCAATGCGTACCAAGGGCACCCAACGTATGGGCTGGTGCTTTGTAGTGTCAGCGTTGCCGTGATAGTGCCTGATCGAGTGCATCGCGACACAATCTCTGATGTTCTGCTTCCGTAAGGAATGCGAGTGCTGGAAAAAGACCAGTCAATGGTGACATTTACAAACTGCGGTATAGTCCCGCCGTTCACGGTGCAGTAGCAATAGCACCGCTCAACGCCAGAGCCTTGCTTTGGATACCCTCGGGGTGTGCAGAACTGGCATGTGTCGCTTGCGCAAGTCGTGCCAATTCCCATGAACTTCTGCGTGCTGTTGACGCACTGACACTGCGGCTTGACGCTGCACTTCGTGCCCTCGCAGCACGCGCCCTCGCGGCAGGCGTTGAGGCAGTCGGCCTGCGTCTTGTAGGACGTGCGACCTGTGGTCGTGACGCCGCTGGGGAGGTTGGTGGATTGGTAGCAGGGCATTAGCGTGCTAGCTCGCGGACGGAGTGAAAGTGACTGACAGCCCAGCGTCTTGAAAATTTATCCCCTCATCAACTTGCAGATACCCTCTTCTAATCATTCCGTAAATTGACTCAAGAAATGAATCTCGATGCAAATTCATGGAATTAGACAAACCGCCCATTGGTATGCAATCAGGCAGGCTACCAACAAAACCCCATGTGTAAATCTGAGAATAGAATAGAGTTGTTTTTGTCTGAAGATCACTTCCATGCTCGGGAATATTGCTTGACGAAACTCCCTCGCCATTTACGCATTTGTACAAAGGCCAACCCCCGATAACTCTTGAGTAAGGCCCGTATTCACTAATGTCATTTTGAGTCAACAACGGCATATCAGAAAGAGACAAGAATGACGGAGGAGTGTACGCCTGCACGATAGTAAAATAGTATCTCCATGTTAGTAGCGATACTGTGTATGACTTGCAGTCACTGGAAAGCGTCACGGTTACTGAGCCGGTGTTTCCAACCGAGTCTGTATAGTTATGACTCCATTCAAAATCAGATCGCTTACTCAGAACTACAGTGCCGTTGTAATCCGCTATCGGGTAAAACCCACCCCTTGCCGTGTAAATTGAATTGTACGCATCGCAGTAGTTATGGCTTCCCATAACTCTTCTCTCACTGTAGAGCCCATTGGAAACGGATATGCTGATCGATCCTATGCCCGGTGACTCCTCGGGGGGCGCGGATGGAGAAAATGTTGGGCCGTGCCCGCAATACCACTCCCCGCAGCACCCGCAGTTCTCCGCGAGCTTGCCGTCCTTGATGATGATCGCGCCGTTTTTGGTTGCGAGTGGCATTAGGTGCAAGCCGTAGTGGAGACCGTGACGCTCGACGGCGACGGCGTCTTCTTGCCGATGACGTAGACCGTCTCCTTTGTGAACACTAGACCAGACGAGCCAAGCGTCACGCCGGTGATGACATCAATCTCCGTCGTAGCCGTGGTGCCAAGTCGCACGAGTGCCCACTTGCCACTACCAGTGCCAGACTCCTTCCAGATAACGAGCCCTTCACCCTTTACGCCTGTTTTCAACTCCGAGGCAGACGCCTTGCAGGCAACAAACTTGTCGTCGGCTTTGTCTACCTCAACCTTGCACTGCACGACGCCACCAACTGCCACCTTGCCAACCTTCCCTGACTCAATCGGCTCCACTGCCACGCACCACGCCGTCGTAGTCGCACTCGGCGTGCCGCCCGTCAGCACGGGCATCTCCTCGAACGACGCTGTAGCCCCTCCTGACGACGACGTAGGCGTAATAGCAACGCCAGTGATGGCAAGCACGCCCCAGCGTGCGACGGTCACAGACGGCTGGCAGTACGCCCACGTGTAAGGCTTGAGCACCGGAGAGCCGGGAGAGCCGCCCTCTGTGCCAGCGTGAGCACCGAGCACCAAGTCAGCGGCGTCCTGCGCCCGATTCCACGCACGGGCACTAATCGCCCCGCGTAGCGGCTGGCCCGGCTCAATGCGACCGTCTGGGCGTGGCACTAGGTGGTTCCTATGCCGAGCAGCGAGAAGTCGGAGTCTTTGTAGACCTTCGACACGTAGACGGCCTTGGGCTGCTTGAGCAACGCACTGCCAGACACGGCATCCTCGTACCGCACCCAAAGGTATTCGTGACCTTTTTTGCTGATGCCAGAAATGCTGCCGATAGTCTGCGCAGTGACGTTCTTTGACGCCACGAACCGAAACGACAGCGACCACGTTCCTCGGCCTCGCTGGTCGTCCCACTCCTGCGAACCGGAGCACCCGACGAACAGAACTTCGCCAGCCTCAAAGCCTCGAAACGCTGCGCTGTTGGTTGTCCCAGTGACGCCTGCAACGCCACGAATCCACGAACTTGTCACGTAGACGTTAGGCACGTCGTATTGCTCCTGCCATTGCAGCTGCGGCACCACGATGTCAACGCCGTTGACGCCATTTGAGTCAACGCCGATAGCACCCGACATATTCGTTGCGCCAGACGGAAACCGATTCTCAAAGTCCAATGTCCCGCCGGAACCAACAGAACAGGCCTGCGTGATGTGCTGCGTTCCGCCGGTCGTATCAAAAGACCTTGAACGCTTCAGCGGCTCAGTGCCATCATCAACGCCGCTTTTCTCGTACTGGATCGTCAGCTGCCAAGCATTGTCGCCGAGAAACGAGACAGAGTAAGACTCTGCCATCAACTGCATGCCGGTGACGCCTGGATACTGCCAGTATTTTCCGTTGGCGCTGATCTCGGCGTTGATCGCTGCGTGCAGCGCCACATCGTCGGCAGTGCCGAAAATCTTGTAGCTCTTCACGTACGAAGACGCAGCCTTCTTGCCGCGACGAACAATCGTGGCCTGGCGTGAGTCGCCGTCCTCTACCCAAACGAGGTCTGCCATTACGCTGCTACCGCCCCTTCTTCGCCGATTTCGTCAGTGTTGCTCTTGATCTGCTTGAGTACGTCAAGCTGTTGCTGCTGCAACGTGGCACCAAAACCCATACCGCCAAGGTTCACGGATGAGAACGTGCCAGCCACTTCAGCCTGCTTGCCGGCGGCGTCCATAGCAGCCATCTGAATTTTCTCTTGATCTGGCGGCTTTACGGCGACCGGCGACTGCACGATTCCAGACGTTGCCGTTGGCGTCAACTTCTCTGCTGCCAAGTCAACGGCCTGCCCGTACTTGGTTTCCTGCGCCCCAGTCAACATTCCTGAGCTCTTCAACGCAAAAAACTCGTCAGCCGCAGACTTGAGGTCGCCCATGCTCTTGGCATCGCCAATTGAAGCGATCAAGTCGTCCGCTTGTGATGTCAGGACGCGACGCAGGCTAGCTTTTGACGTGAGCGACGACAGGCGAGATTTAGTGCTGGATGTCTTGTCGGCGATGTCTGCTGCAAATTGATTCGCACCAGAAAGACGCTTGTCAATAGTGTCCTTCCCGCTGGCTTCCATCGCAGAGATGTTCCTTGCCCGCTGGTTGGCGAGCGAGGCAACTTCATCCGGCGTTACGGCCCCTCTTTGATCCAGGCCAGGAGCCGCACCGAACGCAGACGGAGACGCCGTCAAGCCGTCAAGCCCTAGGCCTTCCACTGCAACTGCAATGCCCGTACCAAGGTCTGTAAACTGATTCAAGAACTTGGCAGACCATTCAGCGAAGGACGTTTGCAGCTTCCCAGTGCCTTCAAGCCACGCAGCCATCATGCCTGTCATTGCGATGTCCATCGCACCACCAAGGTCGCCACCAGAGATGGCGTCGTAGATGCCCGTCATCGTTTCAGAAGCGATTGACTTCACCTCGCCAAACGTGGTCATGAACGCCGCACTCAACTCTGGCGACTGAATCACAAGTGCCGCAATGCCTGCCGCCAATAGCCCCAGCGGGCTCAATACGGCACCGATGATGCCGCCCACCATCGTGATAGCAGCACCAAGCCCTGCGAGAGCCAAGCCGCCAGCGATCACCAGTGCCGTCGTCTTTGCGAGATCCACAACCATCTGCTGATTGTTCTTGACGAAAACCGTGATGCTGTTGGCTAGGTCTTGAATGAACGCCAGAGCCGTTTGCAGGCTTGGGGCCAATGCTGAACCAATCTCAATCGCAGTGTCATTGACGGCAGCTTTAGCCAAACGCATCGAGCCGCCAAGCCCTGCGTCCATAGCCTTGGCCGTCTTCGCCGCAACGCCGTCCACCTTCTTCAGCCTCTCGGCAAGCTCTGTAACGCCGCCGGCGGTCTTTGACAACACGTTTGCACTGGTGATGCCCAGCAGCCCGAACGCCTTCGCCATCTTGGCTGTGCGTTCGCCAACTGGCATGTCCTTCGTGACGTCGTTGATCTCGTCTAGGATCTGCACAAGCGGCTTCAGTCCGCCTGCCGCGTCAATATTGGATACGCCAAACAGGTCTTGCAGCTTTTCGCCTGAGCCCGCCGAAATCACAGACAGTCGCCGCAGCGCCGTGCCTGCCTCGCTGCCTTGAATACCGACATTTGCAAGCACGCCGAGAATTGCGGTCGTGTCTTCAAGCGAGACGCCGAGGCTGGACGCCACCGGGCCTGCATACTTGAGCGAGTCGCCCAGTCCCTCAACGCTGCTGTTCGTCGCATTGGCAGTCTCCGTCAGCACGTCGGCGGCCTTGGCGGCATCAGAGGCACCGAGTCCGAACTGACGCAACGTCGCAGCCATGATGCTGGCAGACTTCGTGGCGTCAGTACCAGTCGCCCTGGACAGGTTCAGCACGGCACCAGTCATGTCGTTGATCTCGGTCGGGCTGAAGCCTGCCCGCCCAAGTTCAGTCATCAGATTGGCGACTTCAGTCGCCGTGAACGACGTCGTAGCACCAAGTCGCCTCGCGCTGTCAGTGAGCATTGACAGAGCAGCTGCACCGTCAGGCCCGAGAGCGCCGGTGACGGCAGCGGTAGCACGGATTGCGTCATCAAATGACGCGAACTGCTTGATGGCCAGTCCGACAGGAACGCCGACCGCAGCGCCCATTGCCGCCATCTTCGTGCCGACACCAGAGATGGAACGCCCGACGTTCTCAACGCTACGGCTAATGCCGTTGAACGTCTTGAACATGGACGACAGGCCAGCACCGACACCGAACGATCCGAGCTTCGCAAGCCGCTTGTCAACAGCACCTGCCATCGCAAAGAAAGCCTTTGCGTCGGCTCCGATCTCAACAAACACACCGCCCATCCGAATGCTGCCGGCTTTACCCATCATCTACTCCGGTAGCTAGGTGTGTTTGTTCCAGTCAGGCCCGAAAAGCCTCTGCAAATCTTCTGGTGTGGCTTGTCGTGGCTTAGGCTTTTTGGCGTAAGGATGAAACTTTGACGGATCTGCGGCTGGCTTTGTGCTTGGCTTGTTGATGTTGTATGCCTGACTCAGCAGGCTTGCCGTATGCCACCACGCTGCCTCTAGGCGGGCATTGCGAGCGGCAACGAGTTGTCTGAAAGTCCACTCGCCGGGATGGACTCCGATGATTCCAGCGGCTTCCCAGATTGCATTCCAGACTGCATCGGGATCACTTGCTCCATTGCCTTTTTCATTTGCGCCGTCGCCTGCTCGAAGACTGTCTCCATGTTTTTCTGATGAGCCTCTGCCGTCAGGCTCGCCAGCTGGCGGCGGCGCGGGGGGAAAAAATCGACAAGTTCATCCTCGATCGCTTTGCCGGCCACGTCCCACACTTCACCACGGATGCCGTCCAGGAATTCATCCTTACCAAGTTTTTTCTCTACCACTTGGTTGCAGAGCACTTGGTACAGCACCTCGGCTAAGACGGTGAGTTGCGTTCTCAGAATGTGGATCGTGGTATGAAACTCCGCGACGTTGTCGATCTTGAATGGAGTTGCTACCCCGTCAACTTCAACCGTCACGTTGTCGCGAACACGGTTGACAGCTGACGTTGTCAACGCCAGCCGCCACGGTCGCCCCTCGTCATCCTTGAACTCTCGCATGCTACTGCCTCACAAGCCTCGGATCGGTCATCTTGCCTTCAAGAGTGAAAGTAGCCACGCCATCTACCGGGTCGCTCTCGCTGACGCCTGTCAGCACAGCGAGGAACGCAAAGCCGGCGGCACCGCCATACACAGTGAACGTTCCGCCTGAGTGCATCTTTTGAAACGCCGTGCCGAGGTCGGCAGCGTCGTTCAGTTCGACACTGACAGTGCATTCGTACCCAGTGCTGTATGTCGCTGCGTAACGACTGCCGTACGGGTTGACGTCGATTGTGCGAGCCGACTCTGTCAGCGTCACGTTGCGAGCGCTGGCGATGTAGCCACCATCAAGCATGATGGAGCAGTCCTTCCCCAGCGTGATCGCCATTAGGTAAATTCCTTAGCCGTCACAGTGAAGGTTACGGCTCCATCAACGCCGATCTTTTCCGACACGCTCATCACGCTGAAACTTGACCCTGCCGCCTCAAGGCTTGTGATCAGGCCAGTCGGGTCGTGGCATTCAATTTCCCACGTCTTCGTGGTAAATCCGGCCTTTGCGACCTTCTTGCCAGGAGCGCCGGAAGAGCCGCCGATGTTGGCACGATTGGAGATGTCAATCGTCTCGCATTCTTCGGTGTAGGTCGCCGAGATAATGCCTGTGCCAAACGGAGGCGAAGAGGATGCGTCTTTGCCGAGCGAAATAGCCATGTGTGCGGTTCCCTGTGTGTGTTAGGCAGAAACGGTGCGGCTGCCGGAAACGGTGTATGTGATGATGCCGTCTAGCGGCTGGCTTTGGGCGATGCTGGTGACGACGTACGTCGCGTTGCCGGTCTGCGTCCCGCCAATCGTAAAAGTTCCTCCGATGCTCACGCCTGGAGCGTCAACGCATTCAAGTTCAATCGTCTGCTCGATGAGAGCTTTTCTAAACTTGCGGCTTGTGTCGCCAAACTTCGTGACGTCAACGTCGCTAGCAGAATTGGTGACGGTTGCAGAACGAGCGTTCGCGACGCCCGTGACGGTGACGTCCTTGCCGAGCGTGATCGTGACAGAAGGAGTAACTGGCATGTGTTGCCCTCGTGTGCGAGTGCCAGCGGTGCGGCTGGTCCGCTCACGGTAGGACAGGGAAGGATGAAACTAGACCGGGTATGCCGTCACCCGATGCTGCCACCTGAAAACGTGCTCTTGCTGATCGCGTTGCGAAAACACGGCAGGATCTTGTGCATGGACGCCTGAAGCCCGATTTCCATGTAGCCACGTCCACGGAGATTACGGGAGCCGATGTAGATGGCATTCTGCCCGTATTTGCGATTTACAACTGGCCCAACCCAAGCGCCGAGAAGTCGCTTTGTAAAGCGACCGCTGGCGTCACGCCCCTGCTTGCCGCTCGCCAGGAACTTCTTCGGTATTGAGTGACCTCTGTAGTATTTGTGCTGAAGCGAAGCCGCTACCCAGTAGTGCTCAACGCCGCCAAACTCGTGCAGTTGGTTGAGCCACGGCGTTTTGCTTGGGCCTATGACAACAGACCTGCTGCCATTGTCCCAATCAGTTTCAATGTCATTCCTCAACCACGCTCGCGGCGACCACGTAGACACCTTGTCAGGACGAGCCACCTCCATGATTGCACCGACAACAGGCAAGCCGTCCTTTTCTCCATACCTACGGAACACGGGCGTTTTTCTTGGCGTTCGCCCCGTCCTAGTCGAGCCGCCAACCATGCCACGCTGCGTGCTTCGCCGCACTTGCAGGCCAGCCTTCTGCAACGCTTGGGCCGCAGCTTCGCCGATCAGCTGCTTCAGCCCGTTCTTGTTCCAGTGAAACTTCGTCCCGCCACGCCGCCTGGTGCCTACGAATCCCATAGCAGCCTCCTAGACAGTCGGCAGCACGTTCGTCTCAAACACTCGATACGTCGCCGTGATGACGGCACGCCAGACGTTCCGCTCAGTCAGTGCGTCGTCAGGGTTCAAGTCAATTCCCACCGTCTGCGGGCTCGTCACGCCTGCCGGCCACGTTACGCCAGAGCCGAACGAGTGGGCACGTACTTGCAGCATGACGCTGTCAGCCAGGTCAAGCATGCCATCGACTTCAGCGTCAGTCGTGACGTGACGCCCGACGAAGATGGTGACGGTGTAATCAACTTGCATCACCTGTCGGCTAATGCGAGTGACGTCAGCGTTACCGGGAACGACGAACACGCGAGGCACGCCCATTGCGTCTACGTCGATGTTCGCCCAGTTCTTTCGCTCCACGGTGGTGGACGTGATACCCCACGTCACGGATTGCAAGCCAGTGGCGAGGCTGTCGGCGATGCTGCGGAGGACGCTGCTCACCTCACCACCTCCTCAATCGCGTACCCGATCTCCCTCGCCAGACTCGCCGCGTCGTCGCTCTGCGCCCAACGCAGGAGCAGCGACAACGTGAACGGCCCCACCAGCGCAAGCGCGGCGTACAGACAGGCTACGGTGAGGGTTTCGTTGTTCACGAGATGCCCCACTTCGTTGACAGGTAAGACCACAGGCTTGTCTTCTCGCCGGATGTTAGCGCGCGGTTGTAGACAAGCACCTCGTATAGTGTGTTTGCTCCGTTTGGCGAGACGACGCCATTTACGCGAATCGCGCCAATGTGGATGTCATTGTCAACCGTATACCCAGTAGCAGACGGCGACGACGATGTGGTCGTAGTCACGCCGCTGGACAAATCCAGCGTCTGCTGCGAGTTGTTTGCGTAGAGAGCCGTTCCGCTGCTAGTAAACTCACCGGAAATCACAGCACATGTGCTCGCGCTGCGTCTGTACGAAGAACTTCCAAGCCTCCCAACCGAGCCACTTTTGTCGACGCCGATCGTGATGTACTCACCAGACATTACGCCGCTGCTTGATCCTAAGAACAATCCTGAAATCGCAGGATAAGCACCACTCGCAGACCCATTGTTTCCGTATCCGAAAAAATACGCGGTGTTTGTATCCGCCGCTGCCGCTGCCGCTGGCTTGCATACCATCATCACGGTGAGCGCAGACAGCGACTGCAACCCGGCCACAGACGCAGTGATAAATCCGTTGGTGCCGTCTATATACAGCCCCGGCAGTCCATTCTGACTGTTGAGTTTGAGAAGCGGCCTTGCTCCGCTCGTCGCCTGCGTGGCGTTGTTGCCAAGTCCGCTCTGGTCTGCCCAGTAGCCAACGGGATTGTCGGTTGATGTAGCACCAAGCGTGCCGCCGCTGGATTGATACAGAGAGCCGCTAACGCTCGCGTCCAATCGCATGAGCAAACCGGATGTAACGGGAACCCACGGCGCGAGCGGCGTTCGCACCCAATAGTTTGTCGAAACGCATGTGTACTGCCACTGCGAATCGTAGCTGATCTGCCCTGCCACACCCGTCGCCGTCGCAGACGCTGGCACGCTAGACCACGAAAGCCCGCCGGATGCGACGAGTTCCCACGCGGAGCCGCTCCACTGATATTGCCGCGAGTTCTGCTGCGAGACTTGGCCGGTCGTAGGGCTGCTGGGAAAAGAGAGTGCCACGATTTACCTCAAGAAACGTAAAGAGTTTGCGGCGATACATATTCGCCTATGGGATGGGCCGCAGTCGGTGCCGCGATCACGCCAGCGGTGAGGAGAACGGCGAAGTAGATGGGGGATCGCATTGTTAGATAGTGATATTTGGTGCGTTTGATTTGTAAGGGTGGTTTGCTGGCAGGCTCGACGAGAGGCCCCACTTCCAAGCCAAGTATCCCTCCAGCATTTGGCGAGTGGCCGTCGTGGTGTCGCCCGTCACGGCCACAATCTCGCCGTACCACCCGGAAACAAAGCTGCCGCTGTTGTACGACGACCCGAGCCAGAAGCCGGGTATGTTGCTCGATCGCAAATTTGTCTTTGTCAGCGAGCTTTCCACATACGCGCCGTTGTGCGACAGCCCAATGCTCTGACCATGCCGAAACACAAACGCAGACACGGCATTGCCTGTGGCACCTGATACGGTCGGAGAATTTGAGGCCGACTCAGTCGGGCTTGACAGCACAACACTAAACGAATTTGGACTGGCGCGCACGCTCCATCCCCCGCCCGCACCGTCCAACCCTCGCAACACAGGGGCGTTTGAAAAAACACCGCACATCATGAATGACTGAGTCGATGACGACAGAAAGTCACTTCCACCCATAACGTGCGACGTGCCGTTGAACTGAATGGCAGGGTAGCCGTTGATGACCGACGCTTGATAGACCGGGCGAGCCCCGCTGCTTGACTGCGTGGCGTTTCTGTCGTTGCCGCTCTTGTCTGACCATCTGGCGACGTTGCCGCCGAGCGAGACAGCCGATCCGCCGCTGGTGGAATCAAACAAAGTCGCCGCGTCCTGCGCGTCGAGCCACAACTGCACTCCAGTCAGGCTGGCTGGAGTGAATGGTGCCCACGACTGAAGGGCTGCGAGCCGCCACGAATTCGTCGCAGTTGCAACGTATAGGTTTGTGCCGTCATACGCGATACTCCCCGCCGTCCCAGTCGCCGTCGCGGAGGCTGGCACGCTTGACCATGAGGGGCCGCTCCCACCACCACCCGACGTGCCAGCCTCAACGTAGACCCCGGACGAATCCCAGAAATAGATTCGTTTTGCATCAGTCGCGTGATAGAGGGTCTGGGCACTGCCCGTGGCCGGGAAGCCCGCCGCAGTCGTCGCCTCGACGATGTTTGCGGAGCCGCCACCGCCAGTGGCCGCAAGCACGCCGTCAGTGATCGTCAGGTTTGCGCCAACCTTGATGCCACCGAGGACGGAGGATGTGGCGGTGGGCAACGTGTAGGAGCCGCCGCCACCGCTCGGCGTTGCCGCAGCCCATGCGCTGCCGTTCCACGTTGGCACCTGGCCGGTGGTGGCCGACGACTGCGTGAGGTTCGCCAGCGAGTGCGTGTGGCTCGTCGCGGCCTTGCCGTCCAAGGCGGTCTGCACGGCCGTCGAGATCGGCTTCGCCGTGTCTGCCGTGTTGTCAACGTTGCCCAAGCCCACGTCGCTCTTCGTGAGCGTCACCGTGCCCGTGCGTCCCGAGACGCTCACTACCGGCCCGTACTTCGCAGCCTCGGTGGCGAAATCAGAGATGGTCGACGCCAGTTGCGTGCCAGTGTGATTTGCTCTCGCCGTGGCGTCGGTGTTTGGGACGTTGCCGAGGCCCACGTCACTCTTGGTGAGCGTGATCGTCCCCGTGCGGCCCGAGACGCTTTGCACGGGTGCCGCAGCTGCGGCGCGAGTGTTGGTGTAGTAGAGGTTGGTCGAGCCCTCGGTGACGCTATCCGTCGAGCCGGGGGAAGGTGAGATTTCGACGTAAGCCGAACCGCTCCAACGGTAGATTTTCCCGGTGTCGCGGGCGACGTAGATTTTGCCGGTCGATTGCTCAGTAAACGCCGCAAGGTTGGCGTACTCGATGACATCGTCAATGTAGCTCGGCAGTTGCGAGCTCGGCACGGTGCCGCTCACCAGCGTGGCGTATGTGCCAGCCGCCTGCTTGCCGTCCAGAGCTGTCTGTAGACCAGTAACGTCTGCGACGGCGTGCGAGTGGGCTGATGGCGTGAACGTCGAGGGAATGCCAGTAAGGCCAGAGTAGGCGATTGAGCCTTGCGAATGGGTGTGGTCAGCACGGGCAGCCGAGAGTGCCGTGCCTGCGCTGGCAACGCCAAGCGGTTGCGGCGTCTCGTCTGCAAGGTTGACGGTGCCCGCTGGGCCTTGTGGACCTTGTGCGCCAGTGGCACCAGTGGCACCAACGAGCGACGACAGCGCTATCACGTTCGTCCACGTTGATCCGCCGACATATCGCCATTGAATGTGAGTGCTGCTCGCCTGCAACTCAACTGCCGTGCCAGCTGCGCCTGTGCTGCCGGTCGGCCCAGTGATCGCAGACAACGCAACGAGATTCGTCCACGATGAGCCGCCAACGTATCGCCACTGTAGATGCGTGCTGCTCGCCTGGAGCTCGATGGCGGCCCCAGCGTCTCCCTTCTGAAGCACCAAATTGAGCACTTGATTCGGCGACGTGCCCGTGAGGGTCGCCGCAGCCGTTCCTTGACTCACCGTCCCTATAGAAAGGACGTTCGCAGGACCGGCAGAACCAGTTGACCCAGTAGGCCCACGCTCGCCGCTAGATGTGACCGTGACATCTACCGTGTCGCCATTGCCGACAGTCGGATTGATCGTCGTTGAGCCGTTGACTACTACCGATATTTCGCTCATGCGCCGGGTGCCCTCGGGATGCACGATCCCGCGAGGATCGTCCTAGTCATCGTCGTGCTAGGGGTGATCCATCGCAGATACCAGAGATACTTGATCGCAGGGCTCAGCGCTGCCGTCTGCGTCTCGTTGAGACTCCAGATGATTGACCCTGTGGACGCTGTCACGACTTGGATCGTCGGCGTTGCGGCAGTCGCTCCAACCGTAGACACAGTCCCGCCGCCGCCACCTTGGAAGCCGCCAACACTTGCCACATAGATGCCAGATTGCAGCGTGTAGCCTGTGATGTTCTGGCCCAGCGATATGGCGATATTGACTTCGTCGCCAACGACGAAAGTCACGTCAAGCTGGCCCGGCAGTAAAGAAAACGTAGCTGGCATGGCGCGGACTCCTCGTGCGTGGCATTGTCATGGCGACAAGCGGCAGAGCGACCGGCTATGCCTCCACCCACGCCCCCGTCGCCTCGCGACTCTCAAACCACACCCAGCCATCGACGGGATAACTGTAGTCGGCGTGCTGTTCCGCAAGTAGCGTGAACCCCGGCCCATAGACCGCATTGGGCGCGTACAGCAACTCGCCTCCGTCAGGGTCGCGCTTGTAAAAGCCCGCTTCGCTCATGTCACCACCGTCCAGCCCTTGGCGGTCGCAATGGATGTGGTGCATGTCGCCGCACCGTAGTTGCCCGTGACCGTGATCGTTTTGCCAGAGCCCGACGACGAGAGGTTCGTGAAGATGGCGTCGATCTGCGCCGCACTCAACTTGCAGGATGCAAACGAGATCGTCTGGTTGATGCCCGTGCAGGCGACGGATGCCAGAGATGAGCAACCAGACGCAAAGCTCCCCATGGTCGCAGACGATGAGACGGAGGACAGGTTTAGTGCTGGAATAGCGGTTAAACTCGCGCAGCCTAAAAACATCGAGGCAGCTTGTGTGCAAGACGAGAAATTGAAAGCTGGCACAGTCTGAAGCGATACGCAGTTGTAAAAAGCAGATGTGCCGTTTATCACAGATGAAAAGTTGAATACCGGCAGCGTCTGAAGCAATATACAGCCAAAAAACATTTGATTTATGTTATTGGCATTTGCTGTGTTAAAAAGCGGTACAGACTGAAGCGATGAGCAATTGTATAAAAAATTACTGAAAGTTAAGCATGCCGCTGTATTAAAAAAAGGAATTGACTGTAGCGAAGAACAGCCAATGAACATACTAGTCATGTTCGTGCATGATGCTGTATTAAAAAGCGGAACCGACTGAAGCGCATAACAGTCCTGAAACATGGTACTCATAGTTGTCACAGATGCCGTGTTAAAAAGCGGCACAGACTGAAGAGACGAAGCACGTTGAAACATACTGAACGTACTCGTCAGGTTGTGATTCAAGATCGTCGCCTGCTGAAGATACCTTGCAGTGACCGTCGTAGAGCTAAACGTTAGGGACGTGATGCTGCTTGCGTTGATCACAACATCTAGCCAGCCTGTCGAATACGCCACAGAGGTAGTGCTATGCCGCACACTCAGATTTAAGCTCGTCAGGTTCTGCCCGCTCTGCGGGTACACCTGAATGATGACCTGTCTGTACCCGAGCGTCGATTCGCCCGTACTGCTGATTGCCGTGTAATCGTATGTTTTCTGCGCCGTCGTCCCGGTTGCGTGATTGGTCGTCGTCCCGTCGCCCCAGTCCACGGTGTACGCACCAGCCGCCGTAAGTGCGACGAAGTTGCCGTCCATGTCGATGCGGTGCAGTCCAGCGAAACGCTGCTGCCCTGTCACATCCGGCAGCGTCAGCCATGCGGATGGACGCACCCACGGAGCGACGGTTGACGCTGCGGCCCGTAGGCTGCGATTGTTGCTCAGTCGCGGGCGTGAAGCGGAGGTTACTGTCACTAGGTCACCTCAACGCCGAACAGGGAGAACGCGAGATTCGCCGTGCCAGCGTAGACAGAGACTACGTCGGTAGCCGCAAGCGAGATGCCGAGCGTGAGGTAAAACGAGTCGTTCGCGTTCACGCTGGCGTCGTAGACAAGGTAGTGCTGGTTCGCAATCGTTGCTCCCGCAGGGCGAACCGCCACGCGAAACGTCGTTGACACGCCCAGATTCGCCACCGACAGAGTCGATGCGATTGCCTGCGTGGAGGACGGGACAGTGTATAGCGTTGTTAGCGTCGTCGCGGATGGGTTGCTCTGCCCAAGAACTTTGTGCGTCTGCGGCATGTCAGCCTCCCATCAGAAGAAACGGGTGAAACGGTGTGAAGTCCAAGCGAGCCTGCGAGAGCGTGCCAGAGGCGATGTCACTGGCTGCGTGGGTATGGCTGCTCGCAGCCGCGCCGATAGACGACGGCGTGATCGCATCCGCGCCACCGCTGGCGTGGCTGGAGGCGTGGGACGTTGGCGTGCGACTGTCCGACAGCCGTGAATCGTTGCCCGCGCAGTAATTCGTTGAGCCAGTGCCAGCCGTCGGCAGGCCCGTAACGGCACTTGCTGCAATCGTCGCCGCCGTGGTCAGCGCGCCGCTTGTCGTGGTGACGACGATTTGCCCGCTGGCGGATCCGATAGCACCGGCGTTGGTGATATTGCCGTGAACGTGGATCGTTGGCGTCCGCGAGTCGGCGAGCCTGCTGTCGGACGACCCAACAGCATCGGTGATGCCGTAGCCCGAGAGCGTGGTAGGCGTTGCCGTGATCGTTGACCACGCCTGGTTGTGGGCCGCAGGCGTGAACGTGCTCGGCACGCTCGTCAGGTCGGCATACGATCCGCTGAATAGCGACGGCTTGCCAGACAGGTCGGCGTATGAATGCGTGTGCGAGGCGGCTGCGTAGCTTCCTGCCGCCTGCTTGGAATCCAAGGCTGTCTGTAGCCCCGTCACGTCTGCAACGGCGTGAGAATGCGTCGTAGGCGTCCGAGCGTCAGACAGGCGACTGTCGGACGTCAGCACCACGGATGCCGGGAGCCGAGCCGCCGCAAGGGTGCCTGTTGTCAATAGGCTGGCGTCCGTTGTCGGCGGTGCAGCTGCGGCGACGGCAGACGAGAAGTCCGTGATCTGCGATGCCGTATGCGTGTGGCTCGTAGGCGGGAACGTGGACGGCTTGCCAGAAAGCGTCGCCCAATCGGACGCCACAGCGAACTCACTCCACGTCGTCAGGTCGCTGCCTAGCTTCCATACCTTGCCGTCCGTCAGCACACACACCAGCATCCCCGACTCTCGCCTCAACGACGGAATAGCGTCCCTCTCGCCGATGTCGGCCACGCTGCGGTAGCCGCCCTTGCCGTACCGTGCCTCGTGCGAGGCGTGCGAGTCCGTCGTGTCGAATGGCACGACCGGCGCGAGTACGTTGATGCCGCGAATGCTTGACATACGTCATGTGACCACAAGAGTGACGGTGCCAGTGATCGGATACGTTGAGCGATAGATGCCGTAGGACATCGCAGTTTGCCCGGCGAACGTGATTGTCCGCTGCGTCGTCTCCCAGGCGGACGACGTCAGGCCAGACACGGCAAACGTCGGCACGCCAAAAGACGTCGGCAGGACGACGTAGATATACGCAGTCTGTGCGGTGATCGTCCGCGACTGTGCCAGAGAGCCTCCGAGGTCATTAGCAAGGCTTGCCACGATTTGCTGATCAGTGATCGTCGTGGCAGCAAACGAGCCCCAGAAGCGACGCCTGAGCGTCGGAACGACTTGCGATGCCTCGGCAGTGGCAATCGTGTGAACTCGCACCGTCTGCCGGAATGCGTCGCCGTAATGAAACACCGGCACGCCTCGCGGGCTCGTCACCTCATACGTGACATCCACGCCGTTGATGGTGTCGATGACTTTGTCGTGTCGCAGCGGCTCGCCGAAAGGCAGCGTGCCAGCCTTGATGACGAAGTCACGGCTCTCCCATTGCTCAATCACGCCGCTTGTGCCTTGCGACTCAAAGCGACTGGTGCCAATCGTGGCTAGAACCGTGCCGTAGTCAGCACCTCGCGAGTAGCGGACAGACCGCGACGCACCCGCCGCCAACTGGCCGGCGAGCCACGATGCACCGCTGGCGAGCATGTCGGACATAGGCACCTCTGACTACAAGACCGCCGGCGGCGCGGAAAGGATGAAACGCTGCCGCCGGCGGCTTGCAGTGGGACGGGGACGATCAGCCCTGGTTGATCAGCACCTTGACGGTCGCGTCGCCAGAGGCAGCAGCAGCCGCAGCCTTGCCGGCCCGCTTGTTGCTGCCGACAGTCGTGGTGATGTTGCTGTTGGTGGCGTCCCAGTAAACGATGGCACCCTGCCCAATCGCACCGGAAGCCTTCGGCAGCACAAACACACCCTCAACCGCCACAGCACCGAGAGCGTTGGCAGCAATCGGGCGAGGAGCCACGGTCACGAGGTCATTGAGCACGACCACGTCGCCAGCCGCAACAGCGGAAGACGGCGTGTAGTCGATCAGATCGCCATCCTGAAAATACGAAGCCATTAGATCACCTGCTTTCTTTGAGAACGAGGAAGTTGTTGGTCGTCATGCCGCCGGGCGGGCTTGGGCTCCCGCCCGGCGGTCACGGTTTGCTGTTGTCAGGCTCAGGCAGTCGCCATGCGGTAGCACGACAGGCTCTCGGCCTTGGACACGCCAAAGTCGAAGAAGCCACGGATCGCCACGCCGAGCAGCTGGTAATCCGGTGCCACCTGTTCGATGGTCGGGGCCTGCTGACCGTTGAGGAACACCACGTCGAGCGCCGGGAGGTCCGCAGCGTCGGCGGCGAGCCACCACGTCGAAGCCGACGTGAGGTAGTTCGACACCACGACGCGATACCGACCCTGGAGGACGTTCGCGTTGGGCTCCTTCGTCGTGTTGCCCGAGACGAGCAACGCCGAGGTCATGAGCTCCGCAGCGGTGATTTCCAGTTCCGGCGGAACGAGCAGCACGCGCGGCTGGATGCCGAGCGGGTTGCCGTCCGGGTCGGTCAGCTTGCGGAAGCCGGTGGTAGCCGCCTTCAGCGCCGTCAGCGACAGAGCGTTGCCAGCAGCGGCAGACGCCGCCTGGTAGTAGCTGCTGTTGCTGCTCTGGAACTCACTCCAAATGGCCTCGTTCATGGCGAGAGCCGCACCACGACCCATGCGCTGTGGCACCTGCGACAGAGCGTTGAGGTCGTCGTTGATCATGTCCTGCCGCGTCAGCTGGGTGCTGATGCCGTAGGTGTCGGCAGCGACCGACCGCTTGGTGTCGGAAGCCTGAGCGATTTTCAGTTCGCCGGCGTTGCCGACCTTCTTGAACTTCATGTCGCCGTTGAGACGCAGCAGGTTGATCGCCTTGAAGTCGTTGACCGACCGCACGGCACTGATGTCCTGCCACGAAGACTCGACAGCGTTGAAGCCGTTGAGCAAGAACTTGTTGACGAGCGCCGACAGCAGGTTGCTGATGTCGTGCGTCGCAAACGCAGCCTTGAGGACTGGCTCTGCGTTGCCAGCGGAAAGCCGGTTGCTGCCGGTGTATCCGTTGGCACGAGCAGCCTCAATCAGCACCTCGCCGATGCTGGTCGTCCGCTTCAGCTTGTCGGCTGCTTCCAGCGTGCGACCGTCGAACGCCTTGTCGGCATTCGGCAGACCGGCTTGGAGGCACAGAGCCGCCTCAATCACCTTGTCGCTCTTCACGTCCTCGACCACATGGACAGCCGGAGCACGGCTCTCGCGGGTCGCAATGACCTTCTGCATGTCTTCAACTTTCTTCGTGAGGGTTTCGATGGTGGCCTTGAGCGCGTCGCTCTCGGCAGCATCAACCTTGGGGGCATCCACGACGACGGTCGCCGTGGCTTCCACCTTGGTCTCAGTGACCTCGGCGGGCGTTTCGTTGGCGGATTCCGCCATGAGTAGCTCCTCTGCTTCTTCAGCAGCGATGCGTGCAGACGTTGCGTCATCTGCACCCAAGGTCACAAAACTGACTTCCCGCAACTTGGAAGCCTTGACGATTCGGACTGGACCCATGAAGGTCTGCCCGTTGACGGTTACGGATTCGCCGGCGGTTACCTTCTGATGCCGCATCACGTCGGCACCTACAGACGCCTGCCATGCGAACCCCTTCTCAGCCAGTGCAGTCACCTGCTTGGCGAGGTCAGATTCGGCGAGGATCTCGCCTTCGACGTACAGCCTGCCGTTCTCGGCACGGACGCTCGTCGCCTGCCCGAGGATGGAAGCCATCGTGTAATCGTGGCCCATCACAATCGGGATCTTCTGGTTGAACTTCATCCCGGCGAGGTCAATAACGATGGGCTCGGCGGACCATCCTTGGCGGATGGCGGCACCCGTGTACGCCTCAATGGCGAACTTCCTTGGCTGCGACGTCATCCCATCGCCAGCCTCGGCGGCAACGAACTCAACAGCAGTTTCAAGATTCAGCTTGTTCATGCGTCTGCGGCCTGGTCGGCCTCCTCAGGTGTGGCACCGCCGTAGTTCCCGTCTGGCTCAAGGTCAATGAACAGGCCGAGCTCTTTCATCAGCGACACCTCGGCGGCACGCTGACGAAGTTCCTGCTCCCAGTTCTTGCCCTGCTTGGCGTATTCGTGAGCCAGCGTGGTCGTGTGCGTCCGCAACCTCGTCTGCGCTGCGTTGGCTTCCTTGGCCGGGTCAACGTGCTCTTTGCCGTCCCATGCCCACGTCCATTGCCATTCGCTGATTGGCGGCAGACCGCGAGGAACAATGCCTAGAAGCACGGCTTCGTCCAGCCACATGCGGAGCGTGCGGTCAAGCATCTGACGCTCAATCTCATCACGCAGAACACGCTGGTTAGACGTGTAAATCTGGTGATCCATGCGACCGCTTGCGTAGTTGTAAGACGACGAATCCAGCGCGGCGATGTTGTATGGAATCTGCATGCAACGAGCGATCTCGTTAATGATTTCCCTTTTGAACATCCCATACGTGCTGGTTGGCTGTTCCGCCTTCAGCTGCGAGACGTTCCACCCTTCAGGCAGCGTGACCATCGTTCTCTTTTCGATGGGCATCTCAGCGAAAGCATCAACGTCGTCCACCTCTGCGGCAGGCGAGTTGCTGTGCAGGAACGCAGCGAAGTCCGCCGCAGTCTCAGCCGCAGCAATCACTGCGTCTGTGTATCGACGCAGCTGTGCGAACAGCCGGATAGACGGTGCCACCTCCGACACGCCGCGATGCTGTGCCGGGCGTTGACGAGAGAACCAATGCACCACCATCTCGGCAGGGATGCGGTTGAACTCAAAGTTACTCACCCGCCAGTTGGAGCCGGGGTGGTACTTGAGCACCTTGTATGCGATGACGTTGCCAACGTCGTCAAACTCCAACCCGTCAACGATTGAGCCTTCCGGCGTCGTGTCTGGGATGTAGAGCCCAACGGGCGTGGCAATCATCTCGGCTTCGACTAGGCGAATATCAAGTTGCACGCCGTCAAGCCGTGGATTTGTGAAGTACATAGCGAACGCTTCGCCGTCAATCAGCTTGCTCTGACGCATCGTGCGGAGCTTTTCAGCCAGATTGACGTGCCATGACCAATCAAAGAACGCACGCTCAATGGTGCGGTCTGCTTCGCTGTCGCCAGTGTTGAGTTGCAGTCGCGGGCCGGTGCCAACCAAATCGGTCGCCAGCGTCTCGCAGATGCCGGCCAGATACGAGTTGTTGTTCCGCTCGTAACGAGCACGATTCCGCATCGTGCGACGCACGACCGGCGTCAGGGCACCGTCCATGCTGAACCAATCAGCGTTTGACCAGTGTCGCCCGTCGTCGGTGCTCGTTGCCGCATCAAAGCGAGCACGGACAACCTTTGGCGACGTCGGCGCTGGCCGAGCATCGGGACGGCTGAACAGTCTGGACAGCAGGCCCATTAGGTCGTCCCCGGCGGAATGAGCTTGTTGAACCGCAGGCCACGAGACTTCGTCCCAGACGCACGCTTTGCAGACAGGTACTTGTCCGCCTCGATCATCGAGGCGACATCCTGTGCCTCAACTTCGCCAGCGTCGGTACGCACCCGCTTCGGGCCGGATGCCACTTCGCCGATCTTGTCGCGCAGTTCGTCGCTCATGCGTCAGACGCTACGGGACGCACCGGCAATCGCAGACCGGGTATGCCGTCAGACTACGACCCATTCAGAGCCGCGTCGCTCAAAAAGCACGACATCGGCGCAGCCCAGCTTGCTGGCTATCCCTGCCGTCGCTGGCGAGAACACCGCAAGAGGCTTGGCTGCGTCGATCACGCCGCACGACATTAGGAAAGATGCCAGCGTCGTCGCCTTGCCCGTGTTGCGGTAGCGTTCCTCGACGTACTGCTCCAGCGTCTGCATCCCACGCCAGACGTGCGAGCACGCCCAAGCGACCATTGCCCCATCAGAGTGCCAGACGGCTACCGGCGTGCAGCTGCTCGCCTCGCCTTCAAGCGCCGCCGATACTTCCGCCTGGAACTCGCTGTCAGGCTTGGTGAGCCGCGAGCGGATGGCGAGCATGTCCCGAGGCTCTAGCCCGTCGATGGTGGTGAGCGTGACTTGATTCATTGCATCCGCTTCAGTTGGATCACACGTTTCCCGGTTGTGCTCGTCGGGATTGTCACTTTCTTCCGCTGCCTGCCGCCCGCCTCTGACGCAGCAGGATTCACGCCGGCGATGCTCGCAGCCACGGCGGCTCCAACAACACAGTCCCACCAATGATTGTCAGCACCAGGGCGGCTCTGCCACTCGTCAACGACTCTGCCTTTCGCCTCAGTCCTCACCGGGAACTCTGCCGTGAGATGCTCAATCAGCAGTTCGTGATCGCCTGCGTGCAGTGTGATTGCCTCGGGATCACCCATCTGCATGCGAAGCCTTGCAGCCACAAACGTCTTCCAGAAGTTCGTATCGTAGATTGCCGACTTCTGGTTCGTTGCCGTGCCGACTCGCCCGAGCCGCCACTGAAGCCCTACACGGTCGTGCTTTGAGCCAACGTCGCTCAACGCCTGCCGGCTGGCTCCAACACCCTTGCCGTGAGACGGGATCAACTGGGCCGCAAACGGAGACTGCCGGCAGAAGTTCCGCACCACTTGCGTAGACGCACCGTAGTTGGCGTCAATCATCATGTGCGAGACACGCATCGCCATGCCGTCTTCTCGCTTCCACTCGCTGCCGAGAATCATTTCGGCGACCTTCCCGAATCCTGCGTACCACGCACCCTCTTGGCTAGATCCCTTGGCAGCACTCGTCAGCGTCCGCTTCGCGTACTTGGCCTCGAAGAACGACACCGCTTGGTCTGGGTACGCACCGTAGGCGACAACGTGCCCGCCGAACGACTCTGACCATGAGGCGATGAGCCAGAAAAGCAACTTTTCCTGCACGTCCACAAACGCCGTGAGAGCGTTGTGAGAAAGTGGGATAATCCCACGCTTCGCAGGCAACGCCCGAGCCTGCAACGCCCGCTTGTCTAGCTTGTCACTGGCGATGTCGTCCGCCAGTGGCGAGTTCTGATACTCCGCCTGGAACGCCGACTCTCCACGGTCAATCCGCAGATTCCATGCGTGCTGCAACGCCGAGAGTTCGTCTTCGTTCTTTCGCTCGGGCCACGCCACCCGCGTGCCAGCGTCCATCACCGGACGATTGGCAGCGTAGAACGCATCAGCGGCACCCGTGCCAGTGCCGTCACGCTGACCGGATCGCCGCAGTTCAGCGTATTGCGACCACAGGACGTCGGCATCTGGGCCGCCCCAATCGTAGATCAGCTTTGACCGCTCGCCCTGCCACGAAGGATGCCGGTTCCGGTCAAGCAGCCTGTCAGCCAAGTCGTCAGGGCGGATGACCGTGATAGTCGCCAATCCTGCGATTTTCTTGCCCGGCCCGGCGAGCCCGAGGATGGCACCGGCAAGCGTCCGCTCCCGCGTCGAGCACTGGCTAGGTGAGTTCGCAGATTCGTCAGTCTGTGGATCGTCCACGAGCACCAGCGTCGGACGCACCGTCTTGCCGTCCGGTCGTGTGTGCATCACGCCACGGATGCGACCCGTGATGCCAGCGACACGAATCGCCACGCCGGCAGACGGCTGTCCCTTGATCCACGGCAGCGTCAGACGGTCAACCTTCCACTCAAGCTCTGTTGACTCGCCCTCGCACGTCTGCCCGTTGGCTCTAGCCGAGATCCCGTCAAGAGCCTTGATTGGCAGACAAGCCGCCGGGAAGTCGTCCAAGAGCAGCGGATTCATCTCTAGGTGGCTTTTGACGCTGTCGAGCATTGCCGAGGCTATCGCCTGGTCAGCACCGATCAGCATCACGAAGTCTTTGTGCCCGTAGAGCATTGACCACAGGCAGGCCCAAATCGCCAGCGTCGTCTTCCCAGAGCCACGCGGCATCGCGAACGCAAACAACTCGCCACGCAGCACGGACGCCTCGATCTTGGCTATCGCTCGCAGGTGGTCGTCGGACCACGCCAACGGAAAAGACTCCGCGCCGTACTGCTCACAGAACAGCCGGAAAGATGTGCTGCACGCCTTGCGACGCTTGGGATCTGCCGGCGGCGGAATAGTGCCAATATCCCGGCCAGCAGCGGCGGTTTTGCGGTTCCAAGACGCAGATTGCTGCTTTCTCTGGGAGTAGGCGTCTGGTTTGGGTGGCTGGGTCGGCCTTTTTGTCATTTTGGACCGCTCACGATGTTATTTTTTCTGGC